ACTACAACAGTTCGCTTCCTTCCAGACGGCAATCCAAATAACACTTTTTTCTGGATCGAACGTGCAATGATCAAAATGCCATTCGCAGGCGTTAAAGGTGAAACAAATTCTAAACCTGTTACTGTACAAGTTCCTTGTATGGAAATGTGGGGCGAAACTTGCCCAATCCTAACAGAAGTACGTCCATGGTTCAAAGACAAGAGTTTGGAAGATATGGGTCGTAAGTATTGGAAGAAAAAATCATATTTGTTCCAAGGTTTTGTAGGTGAAAGCAAACTACAGGAAGATGGAAAGACTCCAGAGAATCCAATCCGTCGATTCATTATCGGCTCACAAATTTTTAACATTGTTAAGAATGCACTTATGGATTCAGAAATTGAAGAATTGCCAACAGACTATGTACGTGGTCTAGACTTCAAAATTGCTAAAACATCTAAAGGTGGCTATGCTGATTACTCTACTTCAACTTGGGCTCGTCGTGAACGTGCTTTGAGCGAAGCAGAAAACGCAGCTATTGCTCAATATGGTTTGTTTAATCTAAGCGACTTCCTTCCTAAGAAACCAGGTGAAGTAGAACTCAAAGTTATGAAAGAAATGTTTGAGGCGTCAGTAGACGGCGAAGCATTTGACATGGAACGTTGGGGTCAATACTTTAAACCAGCAGGTATGGGCGGTAGTGGTCAAGCAACAGGTTCAACTACATCTGCAGCACCAGCAGCGGCTCCTAAGGCAGCACCAGCAGTTGCTAACACACACGACGCAGTAACCGAAGTTGATGATCCAGAAGAAGCAACTTCTACAACATCAGATGCAGGTGAGGCCACAGCAGGTGGTGATGCAAGCAGCCGTGCTGCCGACATCATTGCTATGATTCGTAAACGTCAAACACAATAAGGAGATAGTATATGACCAAGAGCTTTGATATTTCAAAGTTCCGTAAGTCTATCACTAAATCTATTGATGGCTTAGGAATCGGGTTTAACGACCCAACAGACTGGATTTCAACCGGTAACTATGCACTCAATTATCTTATCTCGGGGGACTTCTTCAAAGGAGTTCCTTTGGGTAAGGTAACAGTGTTTGCTGGCGAATCTGGCGCAGGTAAATCATATATCTGTTCAGGCAATATTATTAAAGCCGCACAAGAACAAGGCATTTATGTTATCTTAATCGATAGCGAAAACGCACTTGATGAACAGTGGCTTAAAGACTTGGGTGTTGATACAAGTGATGATAAGTTGTTAAAACTTAACATGGCTATGATTGACGACGTGGCTAAAACTATTTCAGAATTCATGAAAGAGTACAAGGTCATGCCCGAAGAAAATCGTCCTAAAGTATTATTTGTAATTGACTCACTTGGTATGTTGCTTACTCCAACTGACGTAAATCAGTTTGAAGCAGGCGAGATGAAAGGCGATATGGGTCGTAAGCCAAAGGCACTTACAAGTCTTGTTCGTAACTGTGTAAACATGTTTGGTTCGTGGAATGTAGGTATGGTTTGTACAAATCACACATACGCCTCACAAGATATGTTTGATCCAGATGACAAGATCAGTGGCGGTCAAGGATTTATCTATGCTAGCTCTATTGTAGTTGCTATGCGTAAATTAAAACTTAAAACTGATGCCGATGGTAATAAGACTACAACAGTTAACGGTATTCGTTCTGCTTGTAAGATTATGAAAACTCGCTACGCAAAACCGTTCGAATCAGTACAGGTTGAAATTCCATATTCGACAGGTATGAGTCCTTTCAGTGGATTAGTTGATTTGTTTGAAGCTAAAGGCACGTTGAAAAAAGAAGGCAACAGTCTTGTTTATACAACAGCCGACGGTGAAGTTATTAAACAATTCCGCAAGGCTTGGGAAAAGAACGAAAAAGATGGATTAACAATTATGATGGCAGAAAATGCTATTCATGCAAATAAAGTTGATCCAGTTATTGAAGAAGATAATACAGAGGAAGCATAATGGAAGAAAGTTTAATTATGGAAGTTTGGGATACATTCAAAGAATATATTCCAGATAAAAATAAAGACATGGCAGCAACTCACTACGTCGACTATCTATTAGGCAAGGATGTAGAAGTATCTGTATTAGAAGGATTAACCGGCTATGACCCTCATTTAGATTCTGCTATTGAGGTAGTAATCGGCGACGACGAAGATACAGATACATATGACGAAGACGGGTACGACGAAGACGAGGACTATTAATGTCTTGGTACTCAAAAGTCAGTAAAGACATAACTAATCTTCCTGGTTGTTTAGATTATTTTTATAATGAACTAGACGAAGCAAAGAAGGAAGTTAAGGTATTCGGCAATGTGGAGAAAATGTCCGCTGCATTGCCGGGTATTGTCGAGCAGAGATTCAACCAGCTTCAAGAAATTGAAGCTGTGTTGGAGTATCTTAATATTGAACTTCGAAGAATTAAAAGTAAAGCATTTAAAAAGTACCTTGAAAACTATCAACGTGCTCTAAGTAGTCGCGATTGTGAAAAATATGTAGATGGCGAGGCCGATGTTGTTGATATGGAAAAGATTATCAACGAATTTGCTATGTTGCGCAACCAATGGTTAGGTATTATCAAAGCCTTAGATATTAAACAATGGCAATTAAGTAATATTATCAAATTAAGAGCAGCCGGCCTAGAAGATATCAGTTTATAATATGTATATTGAAGATATTATAAAATTTGTTTCTACCACCTTTGCTGTTTCAATGCAGGCTCGAGACGCAAGCATGATAGAAAGTTTTGATTTTCAAAATCAGCAAGGCACCGGGTTGACTGAAAAACAACGAGCAGCTGCCGTTCGAATATTACAACACTATCAAGTGGCGATTTCTTCGGCTGTAGGAGTTCAAGTGAGTAATCATTTGGCTAATCCTGTGTTTAAATTGCCACTGCGAGTGTTAAAGGTAATAAAAAAGATATCTATAATTGAGCGTAATGATTTTGGTCGAGCAATTAAGGTTGAATTTCCCTATAGCGAAGAACGTGTTAAATTTATTAGAGAAAATAAAGATAGATTGAACTATGCCCAGTGGGATCAAGAACTAAAAGCCTGGGTATTTTCATTAGATGAAGCTAGTATTGTATTTCTATTAGATTTTGTCGGAAACGAATCTTTCGAATTCGATGAAGAATTTTTAACCTACGCAACACAGTCTCGAGAAATTATTAAAAATATGGAACAGCATGTTCCTATGATGATTTTAGAAAATAATCAGCCAAAATTAGTAAATGTTCCAAAAAATGTGCCCGAGCTAATTAACACTGATACGCTCGCCGCAGTTTTTGAAGCACGTAGAGCAGGTGTCTTAACTTGGTCAGACGAAGTAGATCAAAAATTAGAGGATGCAGGCATCAGTGAAGAAGTTAAAAGTTTTTTGACCAGCGACTATAACAAAAAAACACTGATTAATAGCCAAACAAGCATTGTTGACTGCCTGGGGCCTATAGTAAAATACATGAGCCCGTGCTTGTTTGTTATACCAGGTGGTAGCGAGCTTGAGAAACTTGTTATGTCCTATGAATTTTTATCTCGACAAAACATACCCAACCAAGAAATGTCGGTTATGTTTAGATTGCCAAGCATGGAAGGTGGAGATTTTAACAATTTTGTGAAAAATCATGAATTAAATTCTCCTATAACGGACGAAACAAAAATTGTTTTTATTGGAACTAAGTTGCCCAAGAGCATTTTAAAAAGTAAAATAAAGTTTAACTCTGTAATAAACTTGGGACAACATTCAGCACATCATACCATCCAAGAATTCCTGGCAAATCATGAAAATGTGGTGGTTTTTACAGAATTATCAAATACAAGGGATAAAGCAATTTGGCTACTGCGAGAGTAATAATTAGAGACGAAGTTAATGTTAAGATCGAAAATCTCGATCTCGACACACGCAAGGCTTTGGTTAAAAAATTCAAGTACGAGGACCCTACTGCTCGGTATAGACCAGCCTATAAGTTGGGTCGTTGGGACGGTAGCGTGAGTTTTTTTGGTCTCGGCGGAACGACATACTTGAGTATGTTAGAACAAGTCTTAGTTGAGTTAGAAAACCGAAATTACTACATTGAAATTGAAGATCTACGAGTAAGCCCTCCACTGGAATTTCCGGTAATTTTTGAGGATTTTTGGGGTGAGCAGACCTGGCCAGAAGGGCATAGATTCGCTGGAGAAAAAATTAGACTGCGTGACGATCAAGTGGAAGTTATCAATAAATTTCTTGCCAATCCTCAAAATATCGACTCTGAGAAGATAGAATCGTTTTGCCGCACCCCACATTCAACACAATCTTTTTGTGTTCCTGGCAAGTTGTGACAAGCCTGAGACAGAGGATACTTCAATTATGATAGACCAAGAAGCTGTTCACCTGGAGAAGAATGTGAGAGGCAAGGGGACTGGTTGGGCATTCAAGTTGGTTCAGAACTTTTTACGAGTGTGTTCTGATGGAGAGTTTGTGATTTGCAGTCGCGGTGAG